ATGACTTCTTCTTCACGGGTCAATGTCATTTTCACCGACAACCACCGCACAACCATGCAAGTTTTTCGCCTGCCTGCCCTACTTTGTAACCGAAGGCGTCCAGTTTCATAATCAATGCGCACCCGTCACATTGTTCGACTTTGTATTCGGCGATTACTTCACCATGCTTCAGCAGTTTGGCGGTCATTGTCTGCGGGTTGATTAATTCCATGTAATCACTCATTTGAATGTCACCCACAACATTGCAACAACCAACACGATTTCAACGCAAACCACTATTTGAATTAAACGTTGTTTTGTCATTGGGCACGCCATTTCCCATTTGAACCAAACATGTACCACTGCGGCGCACATTGGGTTGCTTTGTCGCGATCAGTGCAGAAATACCCCGCCCAGTCTTCACCGTTTTTCTTCTTGCCAGTCTTCCAAACGCGGTGACCATGTGGGCATTTCGGTGCTTCTTCAACTAGTTGACCGCCCAATTGCCCGTCGATCTCAGCAATGGCGTCACGCAATGTCACGCCGTCAGCTGATGAACCAAATGACGGTGATCCAGCCAATTCGGCTTCGGCTGCGGTTTTGAAACTGGGCACGTCGCCATGTTTTTGTGCCCACGGGTCATAATCGTCAGCCGTTGATCGTGCAACCTTCGTGCTAATTGTTTCGACCTTTTCCATGTCTTGACGGGTTGGACGCTTGTCTGTGCCCAGCAATAAACCAATGGCGCGTCCAATGCTGGACGTGACCGTATCTTCGCAAAAAAACTTCTTCATTTGCACGTTGTACGTTGCCACGTTGCCAAATGCGTAATCGATCGCTGAAGGCTTCTCATCTTCGTACTCTTTAAAAATTTGGGTCTGAACAAGAATGTAACCCTTTTCGGCATTAAATTCGACAATGTGATTTTCAATGCGCCCTGACGGGTGTGTTTCCCAAAAACGCTTAATTCGTGCCGCAACGTCCTCGTAGTTGTCCAGGAAGCCAGCCATTATTTGACCGCCTTGTTTGCCATGTGGCGAATCATTGCCTTACGACGTGCCATGCCTTCGCGCTTGCCTTCTTTGAAGCCTTTGGCATAACCCGCAGCGGCTGAAATCACCATAAGAATGACGACCAGCACCAAACGCCCTAATGTCTCAGGGTCTAATAGATCAAGTACCATTTTGAATTCTCCCGATTCTTGGCGGTAAGTGTTACCACCTGAACTCAGGGTGACGCATGATCGGCGCGCGGTCAAGAACCTTGCGTGTTTGTCGGCGTGTCCCCGGGCTTTGGCTTGGATTTCAGTCCATTGCCAGCAAGTACACCGCCCAGTGAACCAGTCAAGAAAATTGCCAAGGTTTTCAATAGATCAATAAATGCAGCGTCGTTAGGCGCTTGTGCGCTAACTGGTTGCGTCACAAAAATAAGCGCATAAGTAATTCCCAGGGTGACAATTAGAAACACCGCTGCAAGGGTTGAACCAATTATCAAAATCAGCTGCGCGTGGATTTCTTCGGGCGACTTACGGCGTGCGGGTCTGTTGCGATTCAATTCCAAGTAGGTCGTCAGTGCATGTTCCAGTGGGGAGACATTGCGGTTTTTGGCAATGCGCTTTCCCCCAGTTGTCGAATTCTTGGCATTCATAACGTGTCCACCCCTGATACCCGCAAGCGGTCAGGGTTAGTGCAAGTGCCCAAACCAACCCTGCCGCCGCGAATCGTCGGTTCACTTCCCCGTAGAACCGAAGGCTTTGTCGTTTGGATTAAGCCAGCGCAAAACGACTGGTGCAACTGCTGCTGCGCCTGCCATTGCAAGGGTTTTTGGGTCAGTTACACCCGCCATGAATAGCGCAAGTGCCGCCGCCATGAATGAACGCGCCCAGGACGCTGCTAAGGCTTTGCCTTGTTCCATTTTTTTGTCTCCTTCTTTGGCTTTGCTGCCGTTGTAGGTATTTCGATCTTTGGAAATTCGCCCTTATACGGCACAAATTTTGGAATGCCAAAACCGACAATTTCCTTGCCTTCACCGTATGAACGAACCTTCACCATTACCATGCCGCCATTGCGCTGGTCGCCTGTCCCGCTGGTGTTTCCTTCGATTGTCAAACATGTCTTTGAATCGATCAGCCCCACAACAATTCCAATGTGAGAAATGCGATCAACGCCGTCATGTGGAAAATCCATAAAAGCCAAATAGCCCAATTGCGGCATGCTTGACCAGCGTTGAATCTCTTTGAACTTATGTGCGCCTTGTGCAGTGCCAACGACTGAATGAATCTTGACCCCTGCTTCATTTGCACACCAATTGACAAAACTGCCACACCAGGGCAAACCGTCTGCTTTTGTAAATTTGCCGTATTTGGTCAGGTTGTCGCCTTCTTCGATCGTGCCGATTTCAGCTGCTGCGACTTCGATCAACCTGGCATTTGTGCCTTGCGGATAACTAGACACCCAACGCCGCCTTTAAGTCGTCAATTGAAAGTCCCACTGAAGCCAATTTGTCGTGAATGGTTGGCTTCAATGGTGTGTGCGCTGCAAGTCCTGCTTGTGCCACTGCTTTTGAAAAATCGCCAACTATAAACAATTTATCTTCAATTTGATACACGCGTTCTGCGCCAATTTCTTTGCACAATTGTTCGCCGTTAACGTCTGCTGGCATTGGAAATTCATGCGTTGTCATTTTATAGTCCCACCCTAGTCACGGAAAATCTGCGTTCGGTGTAATACGTACCTGTGCTGCTTTGTTGCAATGATGCCGTTACATAATCCCCAGCAACCAATGCCGCAATAATTGTCAATGACCCGCGACCTTGTGGGTCGGACATGACTGTTGTTCCGTTCATGTTTGCGCCATTTTTTTGAATCTGAAGAAAGTGATAAGAAGAACCTGCACCGCTTAAAAGGTAACTGATTGTTATGACATAAACCCCACCAAAACCAGTGGGAATTGTCATGCGATCAGTGTTTGTTGAATTGTTGTGAAATCCGTCTGTATCTGTTTCTTCGCTTGTGTAGGTAAAGTTTCCAGGTGTTCCACCTGTCCAACTCATGTTCCCGTTTGTGTACGCCGTACATGTTGGCGCAGCTGCTTGACCTGATGAAGCGGTTGCCCATTTTAATCCAGTTGGTTCTGCTGAATCAGCAGTCAACACCGTTCCATTTGCACCCACACCGATTCGGGCGTCAACTGTTGTGAACGTAAATAAATCACCTTTTGTCGTCAACGGTGTGACATCTGCGGTTGTTGTCCATGTCGGAACGCCACCTGAAACCGCCAAAACCTGACCGTTTGTGCCAATTGGCAAACGCGTGTTGGTGTTTGCAGTGGCTGATGAATAAGCAAGATCACCAAGCGTCGTGCCTGGTTGCAATGCCTTCAAACGTGTGTCAACGCCTTGCAATGCAACGTCAAAATCGGCTGGCAAATCTGTGACCAGGTCGCTCGACGTTGGAAGAACAAAACCATAATTCGTGGTTGGGTTCGCCATGTGTGTTTCTCCTTTTCTACGCCACTATTGTGGCATTTGCCCAGTCTAAAGTCGGCGACACGCTTGCCCATGTTTCGGTCACGGGAACGTCGTTCCAACGCATTGCCTGCAATGAATACGCCAACGGGGACAACAACAATGTGACACTCAAACGGTTATAGGAAGCCTGAAACGACCAGCCTTCAACAAAACCTTGAAACGTACCCGACGCCATGTTCAGCGGTAGATTGTTGAGGGCAATTGCTTCACCCATAAAAATGTTGATTAGGTTGTCACGATCAGAATTGTCAATTTCAGGGTTTGTCAGGTCAAATGAAATTTCGCTAAAAATTGGTTGTGGCTGGGCACGAAGCGACAAATAGAAATTTGCCTGGGCGGTCGCGTCAGCTGAATCGTGCAGTGTCGTCTCAATAATTTGACCAAGCGTGCCGTAAAGTGAAATTGAAGCAATGTCGCTGGCACTGACTTCGTGTTCTGAATTTGCCCCGTATTTGATTGTCAGGGCGTTGCGTACGTCGCCCACACGCGTTTCAATACGCAAACCCGCTGCACGGGCATGGTTGGCGTCAAGATCAACATAACCGTTTGCTGAAAGGTAAGTCGTGCGGTGGGTACTGTCTGCATAACCAATGCGTCCCTGGGCGTCTTCGTAAATGTAACCCAGCCCTGAAGTGGCAAGGGCTGAAACTAAACTGTAAGCGTCAATTGCGCCTGCACCGCCCCCGCGTGCTGAAAGGTCATAATTGCCTGGGCGGTCAATTTCGCCCAAACCTGTGTTGCCTGCGTTCGACCATGTCACGGTTGGGTCATAAGTTGCCCAAGTTAGTGCCCCTGGCACTTCAGCCCAAGTTTGAAACAAAACTGATTCAAGCACTTCGTAAATCTGATTTCCGTCAAAATCGCGTGGCAATGGGTCTGTGAAAATAGATTTTGGCAAACGTGCCAATGCGCCCAACGCCGTGATCGAATACGTTTGGGTGAACATGGTTGTGCCCACGTCGCGCACTTCCAAACCAATGTCAACAACGTTTCCGCCAAAAATCGCGACAAATGTGCCTGAAGTATCTTGAACCGAAACGCCTATTGTGGAATTGATGTTGACTGGGATTGCAGTTTGATTGACGTCCAGCAGTTGAAGATTGACATAACCTGCTTGCGCTTGTTCATAAATGTTTGTTCGACCGCTGCGAATTGTAAGGTTTGCCAAAACTGCGTTGGTGTATTCCACACCGTCAATTTCAACCAACCAAATGGGTGACCATTGTGTCATGTTAAATCGCCACCAGGTTGGTCGCGCCGCCTGTTCCGCGATAGTAAGAATTGTTTAGGGTGTCAACGATCGTGCGGGCAGTGCCTTCTTTGTCCATTGCACCGTTGACCGTTATGTTGATGTTTGGTTGTGCTGAAGCCGCAAGAATTCCTGCCAGGGTATTGGTGTTGACGCCTGAAGTGCCAAACGCAAACGCTTTGTTTGAAGCCGCTTCGATACCTGCCAGGGTTGTCGTGCCGCTGGTGAAGTTATCAAATGCGCCTGCAATGTTGGTGATTGCTTCAGCTGCTTTTTTGGCAACTGTCGCAACCCCACCTGTTGCACTGCCCCCACCAGTTGTCAAACCAGTGCTGCCCCCACCTGTAACGCCGCTGGTTGATGTTGTAGCCCCACCACCAGCCGTCACGCCCGTCGTTGTCATAACCCCACCCGTTGACATTGAGAAATTACCCAATGCGCCCGTTGCGGTTGAACCTGACCCGCCACCGATCTTAGGAATTAAGGGCACGTCCTTGCCCCACTGAACCGCGTTGTAACCCTTGATCACGGCATTGATACCGTCAATAGCAGTGTTTAACAATGGTTTAATCGCGCCCAATACTTTTGCAATGATCGTAATGACCACTTCAGCAATGTTGCCGACAACGCTTAGTGCGTCGCCAATTGCTTTTCCTATTAGCGGGGCAATAAATTTGACTACGTCCCAGAATGCCGCGAATTCGTCCTTGCTATTCATAACGGCAGTTTTGACGTTATCAAGTACCGACTTCACACCTTCAATAATTGGTGTAAATGTTTTTTTCAATGTGTTACCAACGTCGGTGACTACCTTGCCAAACCCGTCAGCACTGGTCAGGCTGAACGCATTTGAAAATGCGTTAATTGCTGGCAATGCGTTTTGATTGATAAATTGCAAAAGTTTGTCAAGGATTGGAAGCAATGCCGCACCGACTGTCTCTTTTGCTTCGTCAAATGCAACCTGAACGCGTGCAATTTTTCCCGCGTATGTGTCAGCGTTTCGTGCTGCTGCGCCACCAAACAATTCAGTCAGGCGACCTTGAACCTGTTCAAATGACATTGTTTTAAGTTCGGCAGTTGATAAGCCAACCCCCAATTTACCCAGGGCAGCGGTGTTGCCGTCGTACGCTTTGGCAAGTGAATTGGCAATTGCTTCGACTGGCTTGCCTGTTGCCGCGCTAATGTCCAGGGCGGTTGAAAGTAGATCTTGCGCCTTTGTAATGTCGCCCGTCGATCTAACCAAGCGACCAAGTGCCGGGCGCAGTTCGTCGTCAGCAACACCAGTTGCCAATGACATTTGAAGAATCGATTGTTCAGTTGCTTTGATCTGGGCTTGTGTTGCACCCGTTGCGTTTTCCAACGCAACCGCCAATTGTGTTTGTGCCTTTTCGTCAGCAATTGCAGCCTTTACGCCTTCAATACCAATTGCGATCGCGGCAGCACCAGCAGCGGCAGCAGCTGCGGCAAACGCCTTGCCGATCTTTACACCAGCCTTGCCGATCTTGTCGCCAAATGAATCAACGTCGCCACCTGCAGTTTTCAGCGATTTGTTGAGATTGTCAACGTCACC